CCGTTGCACGGCCACCGGGCGCAGCTGAACCGATGGCCCCAGCGATGGGCTGGTTCCCGACGCTCCACAGCGTATGACTCGCGCCAGTGTTGGAGCCCAATCCAACCTTCTGGAACAGGAACTCCCGACGCTGGCCGGTCGTAGCTTGCAGGATCAAGTCCGACAGCGAGTCGATGCCGGCATGAAACTTGTGCGAGGGGCGGGTCGCGTACCGGAATCCGCGCTGCGCGCGCCGGATGATGCCTTCGCCGATGTCCAGCGCCGAGGCAAACCGCCCCGTGCGGGCGTGGCCACGAAAGTCGCCGCCGCCGTAGGCGTAGACCTCGCCGGGCACACCGGCTACCGCGATAGGCGGGCCGTACCAGAGCTTCATGGACGCGGACAGCTGCTCGACCTTCTCCCGGCCGAGCCACCGCTCCAAGTCCCCCGCGTGTGTTGCCAGTCGTACTGTGCGCATTAGGGCTTGTTTCCGGTAATGCGGATGTAGAGGCTGGTGTAGTCGGTGATTGAGTCAGCCTCGCCGCCAGAGAGGGTGAACGTGCCAGCGACGGGGAACGCCGCTACGTCCGTGTGGGTCTGCGCGGCGATAAGGGTGCCGGGCGTGCCCTCGCTGACGTAGCCCTGGCGCAACTGCACCACTTGGTCGATCTGGTCACCACCAGCCGCGCTCTTCCCGTAGGCGTAGCGCACGATGTGGCCGGTGGACGAGAGCGGGTCTTCCAGCGTGGTGAGCTTCGTGACATACACATCCGCCGTGGGCGTCAGGCCAGTACGGATGAAGTCTGCGTCGTCGCGTGACGCCTCGTCGATCTGGTCCCAGATATCCGTGGTGCCGCCGTCATCCTCTTCCCAGTTGTCGCGCGTGGTGTCGGTGCTAGGTCTGCCAAACTGAGCCATTTACTTATGTCCTCCCGTCCATGGTGAAGATGAAGCCGCTGTGTCTCGACCACACCACACGGAACCGCCTGAACTTCAGGCTGACCCCGAAGCTGGGTGAGAAGCGGATGTAGTTGAGTCCCTTGCCGATCAATCTCATGTCCTGAAGTTCCTCCGGTCACCCTTGCGGGCTTCGTCAGTGGGTTTGCCCAGCGCCACGCGGCCAGAGTTCAGCCAGCCTTTCTGCCGAGCGGACTTTCCAGTTGCGTGCCGAATGAACTTGCGGAGTTCCTCATCGAGGAGGCGCTTCTTGTGTTCCTCGACGGACTTCTCCACGTTCCACGCGGCTTGCTCGATCCAGTAGGCGACGGCCATTGCGAGGGCGTCCAGCCGGTCGTCGTGGGTGAGTGAGCCCTTCTCTTTCGTGATGCGCGTCATCTGGTAGAACAACTGATAGCGGAGGGCATCTTCCTGGGGCAGGTGCTTCGTGGAGTCGTAGTCTTTCTGGATGACCTCGGACGAAACCACAAGTCGATGCTGGTTGAGCATCGGCTCCAGCGTGTCGATGATCCGCTTCTCTTTCTGTACGGAGTGCTTCACTTCCTCGATGGTGCAGGGGTAGACCTGTTGCATCACCGGCTTGATCAGCGCGGTGAACATGCCGTCCCCAAAGTTCGCTTCGATCTGCACCCGGTTGACCTTGAAATCTCTTGCGGTTTCGCAAAGTGCCGTCAAGGTCTCCGGGGTGTAACCCTGGATGTACCCGCCCGAGGCGAGGAGATACAGGGTGCCGTGCAGCATCTTGGTGACGGCGTAGGCGCACTCGTCGCGGCCTCGGCCTGAGGGGTCGATGACCATGACAGCGCCGGAGTAGTCGGCGTACTTCTCGTCCACCCACGCGGGGCGGTAGAACCTGTCGCCGGAGAAGCCGACGTTTGGCACGCCGTCCACGATGAGGTCGTTACTCTTGCCCCACGCCACCTTGATAGGGGCGCGCTCGCGGTCGAGGGGGACGACGATTAGATCTGCCAGCTTGAGCGGGTAGCGTTCTGCGTCCGACAGCCGGGTGTCGAGCATGAACTGCAACGAAAACCCGGAGCGTCCATATGACGTTTCGCGCTCAACGAGGTCGAGATCTCCGAAGCGTCGGGGATCGGTGGGTTGACCGACGAGCTTCTCGTCAGCGCCCACTGCGGATTTGATACTTGGGGCCAGCTTGTTTCCATACGATTCTCTCTGCTTCTGCGTCGGGTAACGGGCGGGCCAGATGCGGACCTTGTAGCCACGATCAGGAAGCTTGTTGTACAGGGACTCCTCGCACTGAGGGGTACCCAGGTAGATGATCTGTCTTTGTGGCGCGTCCTCGGCGGGCATGATGATCGCGTCGAACTCCTTGACCGCTTCCCCGAGCTTGTCGCGCATCATCTGAGTGGCCGAGTTGTTCGGCACCTCTGGATCGTCAGCGACGATACGAGTGGCGCGAGAGCCGGAAAGCTGGCCGGTGATACCGACCGACTTGACGGAGGGGGAGTGCGCAGCTTCCGCCGGCCCCACGTCGAAGCTAATCTTGGAGTCGCGCTGACCTTCGCCAGGAGCGAGGTGTTGCAGCAGGGGCATCTCTCGGATCAGACGCATGCAGAAGGTCGTGAAGTCGTCAGCGCGCTGCTTCGACGCGGAGACTACCAGGATCTTCTCCTGCGGATCACAGAGGAGCACCCACAACACGAATGCGGACGTTATCCAGGATTTCCCCACGCCTCGGAACGCTTCCAGCACGAGGCGGTCTCCTCCGTATTGGAGGTAGTGTGCCATGTCTAGTTGTACCGGCGTCGGGGTGGGGAGTCCTAGGTGTTCCCACGTGAGGATCAGGAATGCAGCGAATGAGCGCCGGATCGGTTCCGGGCACTCACTCACCTATGGCCTCTCTCTCGTGTGGTTCCAGGTAGTCGGAGATCAGGTGGAGCTTGCCCCTCAGCTTGTCGAGCGCGCCGTCCTTGACGGGAAGCGCTTCGATGTGGTTCTCGGCCAGGAACTTGTTGATGTGGCCGAGGACAGCCGGGTTGATCGGCTGGTGAATCTCGCCTTCGCAGTGGGGGCACTTGCCGTCCAGTTGGTTGAGCATGGCGAGGAATGCATTGGCGATCTTCTCGTGGATCATGTGTAGCGTCTTCGGATCAGCAGCCATCGTCTTCTTCCTCAGCTTTCCGCGAGGGCGTGAAGTGAAAGCCCATCGCCGGTGAGTCTTCGTCCTGGTCAGCGTGCGGCGAAACCCGCCACGTGATAAACATGATGAGCAGCATCGAGACCACCGCCACTCCGAGGTGGATGTAGTCCATCAGACGCGTCGGGTCTCGAACGACCAGTAGCCACCGACGCGCACGCCAGCCCACATGAACCACTTGCGGATCGGCCAGTAGCCGAGGGCTTCGATGGCCTCCGCGAACACGGCGTCCGCGATGGGGCGCTCGATCTTCTCGGAGTTGGTGCGGTAGAACCAGTCGTGGATGACTGCGGCCTTGCGAGCGGTGTCGCCAGCCATCCAGTACAGAAACGGGAGGCGCGGAACGGAGGCGAAGTCGGTGACGAAGCCCTCCGGCACTACCACGATCCGATCAAGGATCTGGCTGTAGTACTTCAGAGGGCCTGTCAGCCGCCAGTTGCCTGCGTCCACTTCCTCCACACGAAGGTGCGAGAGGAACTGAGCGCGCGGCTTCACGGTACTAGGCTAGCCAGCGCTTTGAGCAGGGCCACGACAGTCGCCCAGTCGATTTGCGATTCAGGTACTTCTATCTTCGCTTCGATCTGAATGGCGAGGGCCTTGGCCTGGGCGTTGGTGTCTTCGATGCGAGCGAGGCAGGGCTGCGCTTCGTCACAGCGGACGGTGGCGTCTTCCAGCATCCGCTTGTAGATCACCTTCACCACAGCGTAGGTGTTGATGAACTCCTGGCGGTCGATGGTGATGAGGCCGGTCGGCTTGGTGAAAGCGCCACCGAGCAGTGCACAGCCGGAGAACAGCACGACGCAGAGGGCGAGCGCTATGGCTCTCACTTCTGCACCACGCGACATTCGAGACGGCCCTCGATGCCCCAGTCGCGCCGCACACCGTCTAGGGTGTCGCGCTCTCTCGGGGCCGCGCGGACGATCACGAGCACGTCGGGGGCCACCGGAGCCGGCACTCGCAGCGCGAGGCCGACACCGACTACGAGGACCAGCAGCAGGACGAACAGCAGATGGCCGAGTTGTAGCAGCAGTTCGCGGATCATTGCCAGAACGCCAGCAGCGACAACAGGCTGACCAATGCGATGAATACCAGC